TTAAATGTCTATAAAATCCTCCAAGAGCGCAGACGCATCATCAATATGCCCTGTGCCTCGAAGACGCTTCATTTGTGCAGTACGCTTGCTTTTGCTAACACCAGACTTGCTTTTAGGCGATCCTGTTCGTATAACATTCGGCTTGTTCTTAACCTTCTTTTGAACCACATCAGGAGAAGATGCCTTGTCAAACTTCATGGCCTTATGAAGCACCAATAAAGAACGATGATCTATTAAAGATTTAATCTCTTCTTGAGAGTATCCTTGGGTAAGAGCATATTCCTTTATTTCAGTGCCTAGTTTCTTTCGTGATGATTCTTCTGACCATTCAGGAAGCGCCACCGCCAATTTACCATGTTCTTCATTTAAAGCACGGCGATGATTTCGTGTCGATTCCTGTTGATAGGCTTCATGGGCTTGTTGCTGTTCGAATTGGACCTGTCTAACCCTTTCTTGGGTTTCTCTGAACTCATCCCTTTTAGTTATGTATTCAAGCGGATTTTCGTTCTTTAATGATTCCCAGTCCACGGTACCAAACTGATCCAAAGCCCCCATAGAGTTCTCAACCACGTTTTGTAGGGCACTAACGTACTGCTGTCGTTCTGTCTGAATCTGTTGGATTTCAGCATTCCATTGGTTATGGTATTGCTCCATCCCTTTTCGTTGTTCTGACAGTTCTTGTGTTTTTCGAGTATAATCTGATTGGCGAGAATAACCTTTTACCAGTTCGTCAAGGGTTACTGTCTGCTCCTCACCATTTACGGTGACGGCATACACGTCCTCAACTTCTGGCTCTCGTTCATCAGCGTCTTCGGATTCCTCCTCAGACTCCTCCTCAAATGATTCATCTTCCTCTTCTGGTTGAGACTCTTCTTCTTCGGTAGGTTGAGCTTCCTCCTCCTCTGGAGTTTCCTCTTCAGGTTCCAGTAGATTGAGTAATGCTTCTTGCGCCTCAGTGACACTTCCACCTAGCGCTGGTATAGGCTGTAATCCAGCCGGTGCTTGCGGGGCAGCTTGCGTATCCGCCATTATTAGTTCCTCTTTCAGATATGTGGGTGTTGCTTGTCTAAGACCTCATTCATATGCCCAGTTTCAACTATGGATGTTATATGACCATGAATCTTATCAAGCAGTCTTATTGCAAGCCAGATAGATTCTCTGGCCTCCAAATCTGTAGTACCACTGTATGACCAGCGGTTCATTAAATCTTCCTTTAGTTTCTCAAATGCCTCGTTAAGTAACGGGTCTTCTAGTAAAGCCTTAGCTCTCCTAACTCTTTCTTCTGGTGTCATGTATCTCCTATTGCTACGGCTCTCTTTTGTTCTCTTTCGATGTTAATTTCCTGTTGCTTCAAGTTGGTATCTACCTGTAGCTTCTGGTACTCCTGCTGAATCTTCTGGGCTTTGATCTCAAGCTCCTTCTGTTTAACCTGAGCCTCCATCATTTGCATCTGCTCTTCTGGAGATTGACCTTCTTCTTTAGGTGGCACCTGTGATGGGTCGGTCAAGAAGTCACTTACGTTCTGAAAGCCCATCGCCTTGACTAAAGCAGCGCTTAGGTTGTACATGTTCTGTTCGTTGACTATGCTTAACCCACCCTTCATCGCCTCTCCGGCAAAGGAAAGCATCTGAGAAAGGTGCATCATCTGCTGATCTTTGTTTCCGCTTCCTAGCGCAACGCTTACTGTGCAGTCATACTTATCTTGCCAAGAATCGGGGCGCACAGGAACCCACTCATTGCGTAGCATGATAACTCTTTCCCTATCCTGATTCTTTTGAAGTAGCTCATATATACAAGACATAAGCTCCTTTACACCAGTCTCTGCAAAGTTACGAGCGATAAGCTCTACCCTACTCTGTGCGGCTCCCATGACAGCATTGACAGCGGTGGCTGTCGTGTGTGATGTGAGCGCATTTTCATCCATCCCTTGAGACATCTTAGACACACCGGCCCTAGCCTCTCTTACGCCATCAAGGTACTCAAGCATTTGAAACGAGTAAGGCTCCAAAGCAGGGGTAGGTAGGGGCATTACAGCGTTGGGGGATTTAACTCTAACTACTCCACCAGGACGTTGAGTGAGTAGGTCATCAAGATTCGCTTGGCCCTCTAGTACAGCATATCTTCCATAGTTCTGGTTATAGGCGTTATCTAAAAGAGTTCGCATCATAGTGCTCTTAATCAGTTGAAGATCCATGACTAGATCAGCAACCGACAGGCCAAAGAATTTATGCGGTATCTTTATGGGAGTGATGGATACAAAAGGTATCCTATCTATAGCCTCATTAGATAGAACCGTACTTCCCACTGAACAGATCTTTCTAAGCTCAGTGATTCCATCTCCATCGTAATCTGTCTTTAGAAAACTTTCGTGTAACCAGTAGGTCCGTAAGCCTTCTTCATCAGTCCCTGAATCTCCCCATCCTTCCCAATACTCAGCAGACTTATCGTACTTGTACCTCTCAAGCCTCTCTGCGGAAAAGGACATCATACTATCGTCCCCACCACCCAGGTCTTCAGGCTCTAAGCTCTCATCTGGATACATTTCTCGTAACTCAGATAAAGTCTTTAAAACTCTGTGACATACAAATCGGGACTCCTGTATATCTTTAGATTCCCTAGCAATCAAAAACTCAGAAGGTGGAACATTCTCTATCTTTATCCCACCCTTGTAGTTAGTCCTCTTTATAACTATGCTGTGGCCTTCGCTAGAGGAGGAGCCATAAGAGCTTTCTTCCTCATCTCCCGGCGCTGTATGCTCTACCACTTCAACTTCAGGATCATTTAGCAGTACAGCTAACTCGTCTTCAGTTAAATTGTTGTACTCCTCTCTTTCTGAAGACTGTGTTTCGTCCCACCATACCTTAACTATCCCGTTCTTAGATAGAAGAGCGTCAGTGAACCAAGAGTACAAAATCTCCCAGCCCGGATTGTCTTTTGTAAAAACGTAATTAACGTAGTCTGTAGCCTGTTTAGCCATCTCTACGTCTTCCGGGCCGTGAGGAGAAAACTTCACCATCTCATCTCCAGAGGCGAACACCCTCATCAAGGAGGGTTTAATCCATTCAATAGTATCCTGTACGGTAGAGTCTACATACTGGCTTCGACCATCAATCTCGTTACCAAAGGGTAGGCCATAGTAATATGACATAGCCTGTTCTCTCTGCTGAGAGATAGTATCTCCCATGTAACCCAGAGAAGACGTGATTTCCCCACGAATCCTAGTGATTAGCTCCTGATCAGTTATTTTTTCTTTTGCCATTAAACTATTCCATAGTTCCTATATTCTAGGTCTGCCGTCCATGTGGGGTCTTCCCCTGCTACAGCAAAGCGTTGTGATTGGAAGGCGTACCTTGTTGCAGACATGAGATCATCCCTCAGAGGGACTACCTTGTTGTCCTTTCTATGGTACATCCTGAATTCTTCAAACCACTCAGAAAGCGTAGAAAATACCTTGAATTTCTCACCCTCTATGGCTTGTAACATAGCCATCAACCCCTCTTCTATTGAGTTTGAACCCTTGTTGTTCCCCAATGCAGGAGGATTAGTAAAATGCTCCAGTATGAAATTACATCCTAAGCCCCTATACTGGTCAGCCAGGCCGGGATTACCCATAGAATCTCGTCTATTGCCGTCATGGGGATAAGCAATGGGGATAAAATGGGGTCTAGTGCGTATAATTTCGGAATGAACCGTTGGAGATGCTTTAGCCGCCCTGTAACAGTCGTAAACATAGAACACATCCTCATCCCTATCTAGCGCACACCACACAACAGCCGTAGGATGATCCCACCCAAAGTCTATGGCAGCTATTCTAGGCCAATGATCCTCTATACGGATCGGATCGACCATTATTCTCTCCTCACTAAGAGGGAAAACTAGGCCAGAACCTATAGAAGGTCTGCCATAACGCCTCATTTCACGCTCATGGGGGCTGTATGAGGACAGAATCTGCTCCATAACAGCTTCGTTTAAATGGCCCCTATTACCCTTCATTGAGAAGGTTCTCTCTGAAGCATCGTCCCAAGTGGCGTTATTCAGGGACTGTCCAGGCTTAAGGTTGTTCATAAAGGAAGCAACAGTCTCTGTCATACCCTGTTCTGGCGTAAAGGTCATATAAACCATTCCCTTACGGTCCAAAGTTCTAGTGACAGCTTGACTATAAAGCTCTCTTGATGGTTCCTCGTCCAACCATACACAATCCACACTCCTTCCCTGCCACTTCTCTATGCCCATCTCGTAGGCTTTAAAGAATAAAGAAGAGTTCCCACCGCTAACGTGCCTGATTAGGGCGACCGATTTGGCGTTAGGGACACCGGGTTTGCGTTCAGTCTTTATTATATGCTTTTTCGGTATAGTACCGGAACCAAACGCCTCCGGGTCATCTGGGGAACCCAATAACTCGAATTGAACAATGTCTCTAGTCGTCTCATTTGATATCCCACCAGCCCAGCCTACAATGGGTTGGTAGAATCTCCTTCCTTTCCACCACTCTGGGTATAACCCAGTCAGGTGGTAGGACATCTCCATGCTACCGCAGTAGGACTTACCTATGCGGTTAGCCGCCATCAAGAGTCTCTGGTTAGCCATAGACCCTGTTTCGTGAAAAGCTAGTTGATAGGGGTACGGATCATAGTAATCGATCCTGTTG